GCAAGGTGCTGTATAGCCCGGAGTTCGCGTGATGGGTGCGCTCCTGCCTAAGTGGGCGATGGGTGACCCGGCCATGGTCTGCGAACGACTACAGGGGATAGAGCGCAAGCCGCGGCAGCCGCCGAAGTTGACTCGGCAGGAGCAGGCAAGGAAAGAACTAGAGCAGCTATTCAGCGAGGATCACATGACGAAAGACGAAAGCGAACAACTGGAAGAACTGCTCATGACCTGGTACCACTGGGCCAAGGCGCATCGGGAGCATCTGGGGCATAGCCGTGTGGCGCCGGGATTCCAAGGCGTTTCCGACATGGACGCCTATGGGGATGACGACGACACCGACGCGAAGCTGAACCGGTACACCGCGGAACAGGTAGATGTCTGCCTGAGTACGCTGCCGGTTGACCTGCGCGCCGCTGTTGGCATCAGCATGCGCAACAAGGATGTGCCAAATCAGGTGTTCCGCAACCCACGTTGCACCCTGGAAGAACAGCACACCCGGTACCAAGCAGCGAAGGAAATGCTTCTTCCGATGTTGCGGCGGCGACACATGATTAAGGTGATCGCGTGAGGGGTTGCATACGCTGTACGCGCTCACTAAGATCAATCCAAGTGGACGGCGCTCGTCCATAGGAAACAAAGCCTCGGCACTCGCCGGGGCTTTTTGCATTGGAGCTACCGTGAAACGTTTGCACGACTTGATCGTATCGATGGAAGGTCCAGGCAAAGGCGCCCTAACGCTGGACGGGCTGAAGCTTTTGGCCACCGAGTATTCAATCCACGCTGGTGTTGGTGAGGTCACCAAGCTGACGGTCACCGTGAATGTGGGGACTATCAATGGCGTGAAAGACGTCGCCGTTGACGTCAGCAATATTGGCGACAGCATGCGCCAGTATGCTCGGGCCTAATCAAGGATCTGCCATGTTCGGCGCACAAGACCGCGAAGACTCACCGTTCTACCCCAAGCGCAAGCAAGGCCTGGGGCCGTCCGGAGCGAAATAATGGACAAACGACCGAAAGACGTTCGGCCTTGGGCTATTCACGCTGAGGGCTGGGACTACGTAGAGGGATGGGACGGCTTGATCTTCGAAGACATGCGCCCCTCGGCATGAGCTGGATAGACGGCCTTAAGAAGGCTGAGGGTCTCGTCGATTCTGCCGTCGCAGTGCCTGGCATGCTTGGCCCCGACGAATACGTACTTCAGCAGAGCCAGCCATCGCAGCTTGACCGCATCGAAGCCAAGCTCGACGCCCTACTGGATGCACTGGCAGATGAAGGCGAAGAGGTGGAACGGCCCGAGCTAACGCTTGATGGCGAGGCAGTAGGCGGCGAGCGGGACGATTCCCAGCCGCTATGAGCAGCCAACCCTGGAGCGCTTGGTACAAGACCTGGCGCTGGCAGAAGCTGCGGGAGCGGCATCTGCGGGCATATCCGCTGTGTGTGATGTGCGAGGCAGAGGGTAGGGTGACAGAGGCAAAGGTGTGCGATCACATCGAGCCGCACAAGGGCGATCCAGAGAAGTTCTGGAACGGCCCCTTCCAGTCACTATGCAAAGCGCATCATGACTCGGACAAGCAAGCGCTCGAGAAGTCCGGGCGCAGGAAGGTACAGATCGGTGAGGATGGCTACCCCATAGAGGGTTCGCGCCACCCTCTGATGCCCTACGGAAATGAGAAAAATTCTCATCCATGGGGCGGAAATGTTACAAATGGCCGGGGGGAGGGGTGCTCAAAAAATGAGCAACGCGACCAAGACCGGCCGCTCAACTCTTTTTTCATAAACGTCCAGAAAAAAAGCGGGACGCAGTTAAAGGCAAAAATGGCTCAGCGGGGCAGGAAGTCTCAGGCAGAACTGATGACTCCGGCCCAAGTTGCGTCCGTTTCCAGCGACTCGCGACTTCGGCCTCCAGTACACATCACGGATGCCGAGCGGATGGTCTGGGCGGAAGTGGTCAATGACCAGCCTGCATCCGCCTTCTCACCCACGCATAGCCCCCTGCTGGAGCAGTACTGTCGTCACGTCGTCCAGGCCCGATTGCTGGCGGATGAGATCATGAACTTCGATCGGTCGTGGTTGGCGGACGATGACGGTCTGAAAAGGTATGACCGATTGCTGGCGATGCAGGAACGGGAAGGGCGCGCGGCTTCGTCGTTGGCCACGCGGCTGAGAATTACGCGTCAGGCGACAGCCGACCCGAAGACCGTCGGCCGTGCGAACGGTCGGCAAGCGAAGTCTAGGAAGCCTTGGGAACTCGTCGACGGCTGACGCGGGGCGACCGCAACATTGCCTGGATTGAGCAGTACTGCAGGATCCCCGAAGGCAAGTTGGTAGGTAAGCCGGTAAAGCTGACGAAGCACCAGCGCGGCTGGATCAAGCAGATTTACGACAGTCCGACGCGCCTGTTCATCCTGAGCATGGCTCGGAAGAACGCCAAGACGGCGCTGTCTGCATTCTTGCTGCTCCTGCACCTGTGCGGTCCAGAGGCGAAGCCGAACAGCCAGTTGTACAGCGCAGCGCAGTCCCGGGAGCAGGCGGCAATCTTGTTCGCCCTGGCGGCCAAGGTGGTGCGGATGTCGCCGGACCTGTCCGAATACGTGTTGATTCGAGATACGGCCAAGCAGTTGTTTTGCACGGAGATGGGGACGCTTTACCGCGCGCTGTCGGCAGAGGCCAGCACCGCTTACGGTCTGAGCCCTGCCTTCACCATTCATGACGAGCTGGGCCAGGTGCGCGGGCCTCGGTTCGAGCTTTACGAGGCCCTGGAGACGGCCAGTGCTGCGCAGGATTCGCCGCTGTCGATAGTGATCAGTACCCAGGCGCCGACGGATGCAGACTTGCTTAGTCTGCTGATAGATGACGCGCTGACAGGGGCTGACAGGCGGCAGAAGGTGGTGCTGCATACGGCGCCGATGGAGTTGGAAGCGTTCTCGGATGAAGCAATTAGGGCGGCTAACCCGCACTTTGATGACTTCATGAACAAGGACGAGGTGCGCCGCCAAGCAGCAGACGCCAAGCGCATGCCTAGCCGGGAGAACTCGTACCGAAACCTGATCCTGAATCAGCGTGTGGAGGCGCACAACCCGTTTGTCTCTCGGGCGATCTGGGAAGAGAACGGCGCGCAGCCAGGGAACCTGGCCGGCAAGACGGTTTACGGCGGTCTCGACTTGTCCAGTGTGTCCGACTTGACGGCGCTGGTGCTAGTGTCGGACGAAGGTGACGTTCACCCGAGCTTCTGGCTGCCCGAGGAAGGGCTAGCCGAGAAATCTCGGAATGATCGGGTTCCGTATGACGTGTGGGCGGATCAAGGGTTGCTCCTGACCACGCCGGGTCGAGCGATCGAGTACGAATTCATTGCACATGAGTTGCGCAAGGTGTTCGACACCTGCAACGTGGTGGCGCTGGCCTTTGACCGCGCCATGATGCGCTTTCTCACGCCCTGGCTAGTTCGTGTCGGATTTACCGAAGATGAACTGAAGAAGTTCGTTGAGTTTGGCCAGGGCTTTATGTCGATGAGCCCGGCGCTGCGCGAACTGGAAGCGCGATTGCTCGGAGCCAAGCTGAAGCACGGCGAACACCCGGTGCTGACGATGTGCGCGATGAACGCTGCAGTCGTCCAGGATCCGGCCGGAAACCGAAAGTTTACGAAGGCGAAATCGTCAGGCCGGATTGACGGCATGGTTTCGCTGGCAATGGCGGTGGCGGCGATGCCTCAAGAGCAGGCGCCGACGCGCAAACTCATTCTGGCAACGGCAGGCTGACATGTGCCAAGGCTGCATCAACCGTCAACGGAAGCTGGTCGCGTGGCTATGTCGGCGCGGCATGACAAAAATGTGCGAGAAGGCTCAAGCCATGCTCGCCAAGATGGAAGCGAGGCAGAAATGAGGGCATACAGCTTTTTCGAGGTCAAGGCGGTCAACGATGAGCGACGCATCCTGACTGGAACTGCAACGACTCCGACGCCCGACCGCGTGCGTGATGTAGTCGAGCCGATGGGGATGACGCAACGCGGCCCCGTAAATCTCTTCCTGTACCACAAGCACGACAAGCCGGTGGGGCATGTCGAATTTGGCCGCCCCACCAAAACGGGCGTGCCGTTCGAGGCTTCGATTCCCGACGTGAAGGAAGAGGGCACGGTGCGCGACCGAGTGAATGAAGCATGGCATTCCGTGAAGTACCGCCTGCTGCAAGCGGTCAGCATCGGTTTCAACCCTCTGGATGACGCTGTGGAGATGCTTCAGACTGGCGGCCTGCGCTATCTCAAGTGGGAGATGCTGGAACTATCTCTCGTAGGAGTGCCCGCCAATCCGGATGCCTTGGTGCACGCGTACAAGTCGCTGCCAGAAGGCGGCATGCTGCCCGGCGAAGTCCTTCAACAGATTCGGTCGCTGGACGCTAGGGCCGCCCAACTTCAATCGGTACCGCTAATCAAGAGTATCGAGCAGCAAAAGAATCTTAACGGCGCCGTCCGACTGGTCCGCGCCTGACTTTTGATCGGCCGCCTGCCGTTGCACGCAGGCCGCAGTGATCAGCCTTAACGAGCCGCGCGCGAGGCGGCTACCTGACATCTGAACCGCCCTAGAGGCGGCTTTTTCATTATTTCTGAAAGGAGACGTCATGAAGACGTTTGCTGAACACGTTGCCGATCTAAAGGCGACCCGTTCTGCCAAGTCGGCAGAACAAGAGGCGGTTTCGCGCAAGTCGATGGAAGAAGGTCGTTCCATGGATACGGGCGAAGCGGAACAATTCGACACCCTGGGTGGCGAGATCAAGCGGCTGGACGACGACATTGCGCGCTTCTCGCGCATGGCGGATGTCGAGGCTGCAGACAAAGCAAGTGCCAAGGCCATCGAACCGGAAGAGAAGTCGG